TCTTTTGGAAGGGTATAAGTGTTTTGATCTACAATTGTTGGCATAAAAAAATAACTTTCTTCTGTGCTATTTTCAGTACGTTGCCTATATCTTGATAAAGCCTTGTCTAAAGCAGTTTCATAATGTATAGGATCAAGCTCTACATCTACCATTCCCCCACCTAACATGTTGTGAATGTAATCGTAAACTTCTTGTCTTAATGTAGCTAATTCAGTCATATTTTTATGTCTCCTATTGTATTTATCGACGATAAATACAATATGCCTAGAATATCTTTATACAAACCAACAAAAGGTAATGATTACAATTTTATTGATAATAGAATTTTAGAAATGTTTACAATTGGAGGGACCGATTTACATTTACACAAATATCTTGGTCCAAAAAATCCAATCTTAGAAGAAAGTACAAATGATGTACCACATTATGATGCAGTGAAAGAAACAAATATACAAGATTTGTTATTTTTAGAAAATCGCGATAGAAAATACGATGAAAACATCTATAGAATTCGAGGTATTTATAATGTACAAGATATAGATTTTAATTTAAGCCAATTTGGATTATTCCTAAGTAATGATACAATATTTTTGACAGTTCATATCAACAGTACAGTCAAAACCATTGGTAGGAAAATTATGAGCGGAGATGTAATTGAATTACCACATATGAAAGATGAGTATGCCGCAAATGACTTCCAAGTAGCTTTAAAAAGTTATTATGTTGTTGAAGAAATAAGTAGAGCTGCAGAAGGATATAGTCCTACATGGTACCCACATTTATACAGATTAAAATGTAAACAAATTGTAGATAGTCAAGAATTTAAAGATATATTAGATCTTCCAATGGATGAAGAAGCTCCTGCAGCAGGTAGTTTAAGAGACTTGTTATCAACATATGAAACGGACATGCAAATAAACGACGCTGTTGTTGCTCAAGCAGAAATTAATGCTAAATTGTCTGGATATGATGTATCTCATTTATTTACTGTTGCGAGAAAAGAAGATGGTAGTGTAAACATTGTCACTGCTGATATAACAACATTGGATGCAAGCACAGTAAATGAATTAGCTGATCGTATAATGCAAACCCCAGAAAGAAATGGATATATTGGATATATAACTGGCGATGGTATACCACCAAATGGAGAATATTTTGGATATGGTATTGAATTCCCGGACGGAAGTATAGAAGGTGATTATTTCTTACGTACAGATACAAAACCACAACGGTTGTTTAGATTTGATGGTTACCAGTGGAGAAAAATAGAAGATGTAAACAGAATGACATTAAGTAATTCAGATGATAGGCAAACGCACAGAACAAGTTTTGTGAATAATACAAATCAGACAACAATAGGAGATGAGACATTTGATGAACGGCAAAGCCTCAGTCAAGCTTTACGTGCAAAACCTGATAATGTCTAAAGGATAGTAAGTATGTTACATTTTTATGATGGTCAAATAAGAAGATATATTACACAGATTGTTAGGGTCTTTAGTAATTTTTCTCACAAAGATATAGATGGAAATATAAAGAAAATTCCTGTAGTTTATGGAGATTTGGCTAGGCAAGTAGGAAGTATTCTAAAAGATAATTCAGAATTAAAAATTTTAAGTGTTCCTAAAATGTCTGTTTACATAACGAACTTAGAAATGGATAGGCAAAGAACGAGTGACAGTACATTTGTTAGAAAAACAAATTTAGTTGAACGAGAATATGATTCAGCAACAAAAGAATACAATAATAAAAAAGGCAAAGGCTATACTGTAGAAAAATTAATGCCAAGTCCCTATACGTTATCTGTGAATGTAGATATTTGGTCTAGTAATACAGATCAAAAATTACAAATACTTGAACAAATTTTAATGCTGTTCAATCCTAGTTTAGAAATCCAAACTACAGATAATTTTATTGATTGGACAAGTTTATCTGTTCTAAATTTAGATCAAATAAATTTTAGTAGTAGAAGTATAGGCGCTAGTACAGAAAGTGAAATAGATATTGCATCTTTAACATTGTCTACACCTATCTATATTTCTATGCCTGTTAAGGTAAAAAAGCTTGGAATAATTCATCAAATAATCACAAGTATATTTAATGAGAGTGCAAATAATGTAGATTTAAATCTAACTATGCCTGAATTATTAGCATATTCAGAAAATCGATTTAAGTCTGACGCAGTACATAAAATTGTTATAGATGAAAATGGAAATGAAATTGTAGAATATGGAGACCTAACTGCATCTAAGGACTTAGTTGATTCAGTTGTAGCAACTACTGTAGGGAATTTTGACTTACTTGTCCTTGGAACTACAATAAAATTATTAGATAAAACAAAACCTAGTAATAGTTTTAGTTGGATAGAATACTTTTTAAATTATCCAGAACAGTATGTAGATAATATTACGGAAATTAGATTATATCAAACTGTATACGAAAATGATATTATTGGTACCGTGTTGATAAATCCAAAAAATGCAGAAGAACTTTTTGTAACGTGGGATATTGATTCTTTGCCGACAGATTCAATTATATCTGGTCCAACAGGTTATAAAACCAAAATAGATTTTATCATAGATCCTACAAAAACAAATCCAGAAAATCTAAAATTTGCCGGATTACGATTGATACTCTTAGATAGTCCATTAGGAGATTTAGACAATACTAATGGCCCTAACGGATGGAAAAACAATGATAACACAGATTTTTATGCTGACATAAATGATATAGTTGAATGGGACGGAATTAAATGGGTAATTGTTTTTGATGCAAGTGAACATGTTGGAGATCCTATTTATACTACAAATCTTAATACAAATGTCCAATACAAATTTATAAACAACGAGTGGGTATTATCTTATGAAGGAGAGTATCCAAATGGCAGTTGGCGTATCCAATTTTGATATAACTACTGTATGAAGAAAATTGTTTGTAGTGGGGCATTATTATATGCAAAAAATAGCCAAAGATTTTTATTCCTCCATAGAGCACAAGGTAAGAATGGTAATTTATGGGGACTTGCAGGCGGAACTAATGAGGCTAGTGAAACACCGTGGACAGGGCTTGTTAGAGAAATAAAAGAAGAAATAGGCTGCATTGATATTATTAAATCTATACCTTTAGAAACATTTGTTAGTAATGATGATTATTTTTTGTTCCATACATATTTGTGTATAGTTAAGAATGAATTTTTACCTATTTTAAATCAAGAACATGATGGATATGCTTGGGTAAAACTTTCTATGTGGCCAAAGCCTTTACATCCTGGGTTACGAAACACATTAAATACAAAAATTAATCAAGCAAAATTACAAACAGTAATAAATTTAATACAATTATTAGAAAAAAACAATGACGAACTCTGTGAAAAAAACTGAATGGGGGTATGAACTACATTGGGCAATGCAAAAAACTTACACTGGAAAAATTTTTGTTTTTGATAAAATTAGTAATACAGATATGATTTTTCATAAGCATAAAAACAAAAGTTTTTTTGTAAATAGTGGTAAGTTTAAAATTAGATTTGTTGATTTATCAAACGGAGATTTTAAAGAAACATCTTTAGACGAAGGCGGAACTATTGATATCCCTGCGTTCACACCACATCAAATTTGTTGCACTACAAGCAATGGATCTATTAACGAAGTAAGTGATAGTAATAACGAAGAAGATATTTACATATTATTACAAGAAAAATTTATTCAATAATGTTACCTATATTACTAAAAACTAATAGGATAATCCAAGATTTAAATTTTTATAAAATAAAAATTAGACAAATAAAAAATGATAAAGCTAGAGATAAAGCCGATCTTTTATTGAAAAAATTAAAAGAATATATTGCTGATTTAGATCAAGCGCACAGAATTAGAACAGTAGGTGATTTACGACCAAATTTATTTACATATCATAGAGAACAAATTTATAAAACTAGAAAGATGTTAGATAATATCATAAAAGAAAATTAATTTATCCTTGATACTTTATCCTATATTTGCAATCTGGCGCATGGTTTTGTATTTGATTGTTAATTTCTTTTTCTGATTTACCACAAAATAAACATACTAAATTAGTGTTGTGATCATTAGTTGGTAATCTCTTTTTTGGATAATCCATTTATATATTCTCCTTAAAGTTTTTTTTATTAAATATTTATATGAACAGTTTAAAAAATATTGTAATTTTAGGCGGTGGTACAAGTGGTTTTATTTCTGCATTTGTTTTAAAGAAAAAAATACCTACACTGAACATACAAATTATTAAATCGTCTAAAATTGATATTATAGGAGTAGGAGAAGGCAGCACTGAAAATTTTACAAAATTTATAAACTATGTAGATATAGATTACATTGACCTTGTAAGGTATTGTGGTGCAACTTTTAAAGCAGGAATAATGTTTAAAAATTGGAACCAAGAAAATTTTCTTCAAAGTATAGGTGATGGTTTTAATTATTCTATAGATGGTTATCCTTGCATTTATGCCCACCTTATAAAAAATAAATTATCTAATCATTTATTTGTACCTGATCATGCTTTAAATAGCAAGGTTAATACTTATTTTTTACAAGATAAAACTGTTTCACCAACATTACAATTCCATTTTGATAATTTTAAATTAAATTCTTATTTTGAAAATTTAGCTAAAAAAAGAGGTATTCAAGTTATATATGATGATATACAGAATGTTATCTTAGATAATAATGGAAATATTGAAAAATTAGAAAGTCCGTCAAATGTTTATTACGGCGATTTTTTTATTGATGCATCTGGTTTTAAAAAATTTTTACTAAACAAATTAGGATGTAATTGGCAAAGTTGGAGTTCATATTTAAAAGTAAATTCTGCATTTACATTCCAAACAGATGCTGAAGATAAAATTGATATGTGGACAACAGCTCAAGCTATGGATAATGGATGGTTGTTTAAAATACCGCTGATGGATAGAAACGGCAATGGTTATATATTTGACAATTCATTTACAACGTTGTTGGATGCAAAAACAGAAGTTGAAAATTTTTTAGGGCACTCCATTGATGTTGGGAGAGAATTTAATTTTGATCCTGGATATGTAAAACAACCGTGGATAAAGAATTGCTGTGCAATAGGACTAAGTTCTAGTTTTGTTGAACCGTTAGAAGCTTCGTCAATTGGTGTAACTATTGAACAATCATTTTTACTTTCTAGTTCACTAATTAATTACAATGAATATGTTATAAATCGGTATAATAATATCAATGAAAAAATATTAGAAAATGTAAGAGATTTTATTTCTTTACACTATCTAACAAAAAAAACTAACACACCATTTTGGAGAGATATCAATCAAAATTTAATTTTATCTCCTAAATTATCAGCATTGTTAGAAATTTGGAAAAACAAATTACCTAGCAGATCGGATTTTTACGATTATTCTCCGTATTGCTTGTTTAACGAATTACATTTTATCTTAATTTTAAATGGTTTAAAATTATTTAATACAAACAAAATAAAACTAGAATATCAAAATACTATAAATGAAAATGACGAATTAGAAATATTAAATATACTTGAACAACAGAGAACTTTAATGTGTGACACAATTCCGCATAGACTTATGTTAGAGTGTATTAGGACTATGAAAAAAGAAAATTATGAGTAGACTTTTTACATTTGGCTGTAGTTTCACATTATATAATTGGCCGACTTGGGCAGATTTATTTGGGTTAGAATTT